TTCACCTGTCTTTGTATTTCTATAAACTGTTATAGTCGTACAATCGATCTTATGTATGTTATCCGTTTTCATTCTCTCTGTTTATAAGCGCATAACTAACTACTACTTCAAGTTTGTTAGCTGTTTCCGCTTGAGCTTTTATAGCATCTCCTGCTTCTAAATTCAACCCCTGTTCTGTGGCATTGACTGTACTTGTAGCAGGTATGTCCTTTCTAAAAAATTCTACATCTGTACTAGCAGATGAATCTCTTAAATCACAATTAACTAATACAGCTCCAGTGCTATTATTAGATACATATACAGATTTTATAATAGCTACAGCTGATGTTGCTATAGTCAAAACAGTTGTCATAGCTGTTCCGTCTAATATCTTAGATGCATTCTTATATTGTATGCTCATGATAAAAAATAATTAAAAGCGTCTTGTTCGTTTTTTAAATCTTGTTGAAAAGAAAAATTAAGTTGTTGTTTCATTGTATTTAAAGACTCCATAATCTGTCTTTGATTATCCACATCATATTCTTCTTTTGGTTCGGGTATGTAATTAGTAATCTTAGCCATTAATATCTGCCTCTAAAACTATCTCTAGTTGAATCTGATCTAGTGTATCCTCCACCACCTACACCTCTTGATTTTGCTGCAGATGCTGTTGTAACTGAACCTCTATTTCGATCAGCTACTCTAGATGTAGAATCTCCTCTCATATCAACTTGTCTTTGAATAGCTCTAGCTTCTCTCATGTTTTGTGAAGCTGCTCTGTCTCTTTCATCTCTGCCACCATAACTTCTAGCATCAAAGTAATCAGCTAATGTTTTAGATTGTCCAAAATCAGATTGTTGTATTCTTTGATTTAAACCTCTAATTCCATCCATTCCACCTCTAGCTATATTTTTAAAAAAACCATATCCTGGTATGGCCACACTCATTATTAAATCCATAATACCAGTAGATTTATTTTTATTAACCTGATCTATATAATTTTGATCTTGTTCATCATTAGTTGTCTCATCTATTATACTCATGTCACTTACGCCTTGAAATCTATTCATATCTAATGGCAACTTTTTCATGATGCCTGTTGTCTGTAGTGGATAAATATCTTGAGGCGCATTAATAAAATCTGGTGGAACTGCTTCAGGGTAAATATCTTGAGGCGCATTAATAAAGTCTATATCTTTTCCAAATTGATTAAATCTAGGATTACCTGAACCACCAAAAGAAGGGTTATCAAGATCACCATAATATTGACCTTCGCTAATACGAAAAACATTTTGAAAGGGCATAGCACCAGTGTAAGGTGCGGGATTATATGCTGTATTGTAAGCTAAACTTCCAAAAGCAGGATCATCGGCAAACTCTGTGTTAACCATTCCATAACCCTGAGATAATAAATCTTCAGGTGTATCTGCTAAACTATATAATCCTAATCTTGGTGGCATTATCTTCTTCCGTCTGGTTGTGCATCTAATCTAAGTGTGCCATATCTCCATGACTCACCTACTGCTGTGTTGGCTATCTGGACAGAAACTAATCTGCCTCTAGCTCTTGTATCTACCTTATCAGTCGTAGAAGTTATTGTAAAGGGTCCAAGAGGTGAGCTAACTGCTACATCATCTGGATAACTACTTACAAATAAAGTTACTTGAGCATTACCTGTTTGGTATTTAAAATCAGGTATAAATCGTTTTACAGACATAAAGAATTCTCCATCACCTCTGTAATCAGCAACTCCTGTTGCCTGACCCAAGGCGCTCTTACGTGAAGTAATATCCCAATCTCCAGATCTAATAAAAGCATCAATAGAAGTTGTGCCTGTACTGTTGACTTGATCAGTTCCTACTTCATGAGCATAGTAAATACTAGCTCCATATAAATTTGTAATACCTAATATATCTGGAAATACAGGTGTGCCATTGTCCACATAATCAGTTGCATAAGGTGCATTAAACACTCCTTGATCTTGATAAGTAGTTCTATCTAGTGATGAAGTGGTCCAAACATTTTCTGAGTAATTATAAGTTACACATCTATCAATTTGCTCAGATCCTGATTTTGGATAAAACCAATTTATTTCTGTATATAAAGTATTAGGTGAAGAGTAGATAACATCCCTGGAATCTAAATTAATTCCTAGATTATCTCCGTCTGTACTAAATACAAAATCTTCTACCAATGATGGTAATGATTTAACTGTACCATCGTAAACAAAAAAACCACCTTCTGCTGACATCCACCACACAGCACCATTTGCATAAGACATAGCCTGTTGACCAATACACCCACAGTTCGTGCCTACTTGTCTAACAGAAAAAGTAAAAGGTGGACCAACAAATTGAATTACATATGCAGCTGTATCAGTTGCTACAAAGATGTAATCTTTCCCTTGTATAGCTGCTCTAATCTCATTACCAGTGTCTAATCTAAAAGTCCCTGCAGTGTTAGTCGCTGTTGGCGCATAAGTATTTAAATCTTCTTGATTAGAAAATCTTACAAACATAGGGTCTTGTGTTGTAGAATTACCTATAGTTGTTTCTGTTCCTAAATGAAATACATGTCTGTCCCTGTCTGACACAATAGAAATTCTAGTGGCTGTTGGATTGTTTGTTGTATTAAAATTAGTTGTTGTTTGAGAAGCTCTGACACCTCTGGGTGTTCCAGCGCCAGCATTCCAGGTAAAAGTTTTACCATTAAATATAGTTGCAACTAATACTTGACCAAAATTATCTAAACTCCAGTTTCCTGGATCTAAAATTACATCACTAGTATCACTTTCTGTGCCCCAAGTAGAATCTCCATAAGAGGCAGTTCCCCAACCATAACCAGCCGTTTGAAAAGTAGGACCTACTTCAACGTAAGGATTAACAGTTGCAGCACCAGCTGCAGTCATACCTGTTCCTCCTTCGTTTCTAGAAGCTAGTATAGTAAATTTGTCTACATCTGGAGTTGTTTGTATTTCATAAACTTGTTGTAATTCTGCAGGTGTATAGTCTGAAGCACCTGTAACAGTCACACCAGATAATGTCACATATCTTCCTTTTGCTAAACCATGGGATCCTTTATTTATAGTTACAGTATTTGAACCATTAACAGTTGTTATAGTGCATCCTGTAATAGCTGTATCTAATGGAGTAATGTCAAAAAAATCATTACCATAATATAAAAACAAACCTTGAGACGTTCCAATAGCTACGTATTTTTCACCTGCAAAAGAAGTAAAGGCGTGTTGTTTTCTAGCTGCTCCTGGTAAAGTTTTTGATGCAGCTGTTAATTGACTCCAACCACCTATTTTTTCAGGTAATCCATATCTAAATCTAACAAAATCGCCATCTGTCCACTGCCCTTCGGCACCAGATTCTGTGTCTTGTTTATTGAAACCAGGCTTGAAATTTAATTTTTGTAGCATATAGTGCTTTATATATTAAATACATAGAGAATGAAAGTGTGAATATTGTAATGATTATTCAAAAAAATAAAATTATTGATCCTAATTATCATAACTTTTTAGTAATGATGTCTTGGGAAAAACCTTATATGAAAAAATGTGTGGATATTTTAAAACCACATGGGGATGTTTTAGAAATAGGTTTTGGAATGGGTTATTCTGCTAGTGAAATAAATAAGTATCCGCTAAGATCCTATACAGTTATAGAAAAAGATAAACATGTTATTAAAAATTTTAACAAATGGAAGTTAAAACAAAAAAATAAAAAAATAAAAGTTGTAGAAGGAATGTGGCAACAACAATTACCTTTTTTAAATAAAAAATATGATTGTATTTTTTTTGATGATTCTCCAAGCCATGAAATTAATCTCAATAATGATGATAGATTTATATTATTTGTAAAATTATTATTATTAAAAAATGTAAAATATAATACGAAATTAATTTCGTATGGTACTTATCCCATAGTATTAAGTGGTTATTTAGCAAAACACCTTAAATCTAGATCATATAAATATAAAATAGATATACCTTACTATTGCCATTATGCTAAAGGAAATTTTATGTACATAAATGAAACGGTTTTTAGAAAGGTGTTGTAACATGGATCATTTAGAAGCAATTGTAGAATTAAAAAATATAGTAAGTTCTGATTTTTGTAAAAAGGTAATGTCTTTTATAGATAAAAAAGCTAAACAAAAATTAAACATTTCCACTGGATTAGATATAAACAGAAGAAATGTTAAAGGATATTATTTAAATTTAGAAACTCCTACAAATACGTTTTATTGGAATTATATAAAAAATGAAATAGAAAGAAATTATATTCATTACAAAACAAAATTTAATAAAATGGCAAGCTCTAAAATAAATCAAATGGATTTACTAAAATATGATGTGGGTGGAAAATATGAAATTCATACTGATCATTACACAGATTCACCTAGACATCTAAGTATTATTATAAATTTAAACAATAACTATGAAGGAGGAGATTTAATTTTCACTGATCAAAGAAATAAAGAAATCAAAAGATTAAAATTAAGCACGGGATCAATAGTATTTTTTCCCAGTAATTTTATGTACCCACATAAAATTGAATCAATTACAAAAGGGAAAAGGTATAGTATAGTTTCA